CCATCCGTCAGGCCCATCCCTGATTTAGAGGGTATGTCCCAAAAGTTGTCGATTTCCCACTGGTCTTGGTGTGCAAAGAGGTACCGATGGACTAGCTCGTCAGCAACGCTGACGCTCCAGATCAATCGAGCACCCCTCTGTTGAAGTTTGGAGACCTTGTGTCCTTCGTTCTTACAGAACACCTTAACGGGGTCCATAACACCGAGTTGAACAAGATCCTCAGGCGACTTGTCAGTGAACCACTGGGGGTCCTGCAAAGCCAAGAATTCAACTCTTTCGCGCACAACGCTACGGAGAAAAGTGGGATAGTTCTTAATGACATCTCCCTTCTTGGCACCAAAGTTGCTCCAAGGATAACCGGACGCTGAGTCCGCGTTAATCTTCCTGAGGATGTCTTCGTAATGGTCATCAGACCACACAAAGGCGTCCCCCGTTTCCGAAGGCACGAAACCGTCCTCTGGCTTAGGATACATGATGTATTCCTCGCTCACGGACAACAAAACACGCACAAAATCTTTATTTTTAATGTTTTCTGCAACACCCTCCACACTCTCCACACTTTTAAATAAGGAAAACCTCTCCGAACGCGCCCCCATTTCTGGGAAATCGTATTTGGAAAGGGAAGGGCAAATTTCTATTGCTCTTCTGAGGTAGGCTCCTTTGTCTTTGGTTTTGCCTTTGGCTCCGCCTTGGGCTTGGCCTCGGCCTGCGTAGACGACGTCTGACGGGCGGCCTTCAGCTCCTTGCGGAGCTGATCCACCGTGTCTTTGAGCTTGTTGTGCTCCGTCGCCATCTGTTTGGCGCTCTTCTTCATCTCCACTAGTGCGTCCTGAATGGACTGCGACTTGTGTTGACTCAAAGCCAAGACTGATTGCATGTCGCCCTTCAGCGCGTTCTCTCGAACTCGCTTTCTCCCCTCCGGCGTCTTCAAAAGCTCTAATAGAGACTCCTGTTTTGACGTAGGTTGGTCGACCGCGGGGGTAGAGGTGGTTGACGGATTCAATCCCAGGAGCGCTGAGGCTACCACCGTAGTCTCGGACCCAGTCTGAGAACCTCCATTCTTCTTCAAGATTGAGGTCGCCGGAACTGATGCGCTCTTGGAGTCGTTGTTTCCTGGCTTGGTAGACTCCAGCTCCAAGCCTTTCGATTTTAACTTGCGTCCAAAGACTCCGCCTTCGGGCTCAAATTCTTCGATGTCATTCCAGTCGGTGACTCCAGCATTCCGCATATCGCGCAACTGATCCAATGTGAGATTGGCTCTGTCGTCGGTAAAGGCATCACGTAACTTACGTGTGCCTTGATCCTCGGTCCTCATCTCTGAGTCATGGAGGGTCTGGTCACGTTTGACACGGGAGAATCCCTGGCGTTGTTTGCCGAGTTCTTCCCATTCTGTGTCATACTCCTGGTTTGTTTCCGCTTTCATGTTCTCGTACCCAGCTTCGAGAGTGATTTTCCCCATCTTCATCTGGAGCTCACTGAGCTCAATCAGACAAGAGGTTATCTCGGCGCTGTCAAGGTACAATTCATTAAGCGGTTTGCCCGCTAATCCAGACGAAAGACGCGCCACTCTCTCTTTGAGAAAAGTTTCGTGCTTCACGTCGGCCTCGGGCCCCTTTGGAACCGCGCCTTCCAGCTTTATCTTGGTAGAAACCTGATGCAGCTGGTCGGAAAGCCTCGCCATCTCCGTGCATAAAGCAGTGGACTCAGATGGCAGAGTAACTGCAATCTGATTCCCAAGAGCCGCGATGCGGTCCCTGAGAGTCTCGGCTTCCTTGCTTGGATTAATGACACCACTTTCCTCAGAAATCTGGGAAGGGGGCGCCAAAGATGGAGCGGCC